ATGCAATTTCTCTCCCCTATGATCGTTTCCGAGCCACCTATGGCAGATAGAAAAGTATCGTGACCAATCTAGGCGGTTCGGGTCGGATTGAGCCCAACGAAATTAGCCAGAATTTAGAAGTGGCAATAGAAGCTGCGGAATGGCTAACAATGACGGACGCGGGGGCGGTTGCTTTAACTAGACGACTTGCCTACGCATTAGACACAAGTTTTAATACCGGTGAACTAAAAGAAGTGCCAGCGCTAGCCGCAAGGTTTACACAAATTCTGGCACAATTACATTTAACCGTGGAAACACGAACACAGGGCAACAAGGAAGAAGAAGCTAATGGACTTGGATACGTCGCAGACTATTTACGGGTTATCGAAGCCACGCCTACAAAGTCCAAGCCTAAACCTGCCCAGCGCGGGTCAGGTAGTAATTGATCTAGCCGCCGAATTTGGGCAACCGCTATTACCGTGGCAACAATACGTGGCCATGGACGCCTTGCAGCTCACACCCGAGGGCAAATGGGCTAAGTCAAATGTAGGGGTTTTAATTGCCCGCCAAAATGGCAAGACGGCGTTAATGCGCCAAATCTTCCTAGCCCATTTATACGTATTTGGTAGCAAACAAATTATTGCCATGGCTCAAACCCGCCAGTTAGCCCTAGACACTTTCAAGCAAACCGTAGACCTAGCCGAAAGCCTGGACTGGACACGTAAACGAATTAAGCGCGTTAGCCGAACCAATGGCCAAGAAGAATTGGAAATTTACTGCCACCATTACCCCAAAAGCTGCACCGAGAAGTGCCAGAGAATTAGGAAGTATTCAATCAGGGCGGCGACTTCCGAGGGCTCACGCGGTAGCACCGCGAACTTACTTTACGTAGATGAGCTGCGAGAAATTAGCGAAGAAGCATGGCAGGCAGCCGTGCCACTAACCCGAACTACAGGCGGCCAGACTTGGATAACTTCCAACGCAGGTAGCGAGGCAAGCACGGTATTGAACAGTTTGCGAACCCGCGCCCTTATGAACCAATCGCCCCGAATGGGTTGGTATGAATGGAGCGCACCGGAGGGGTCGCAGGTAAATCCGCCGGACATTCACGCGATCAAGCAAGCAAACCCCGCACTTGGACACCTGATAGACATTGAAAGCATTTTAGATAGCGCCAAATTTGACACTAAAGAAGCTTTTATGACCGAAAGCCTATGTATGTGGGTTTCGAGCATGACCAGCCCATGGAACATGGACAAGTGGAACGAGGGCGAACAGCAAATAACTATGCAAGACGGCCTGCCTACGTACATGGGGCTAGACCTTAGCTTTAACCGTGAAAAGGCGTTTTTAGTAAGTGTGCAGCTTACACCAGAGGACAAGCTAGCGGTATTTGTGCACGAATGGCACAAAGACGGCGGAATAAATGACGTGGCACTAGCTGGGGAAATTGCCGAACTTGCCAGACGGTTTAACCCTAGGGTAGTTGCCTACGACCCAAATACGGCGGGTTTTATTGCCCCGCAACTTGCAAGGGCGCAAGTACAGACCAGCCCGACACCTTGGAGCGGTGCTAATTTTGCCATAGCCTGCGATCAGACACTAAACGCCATGAACCAAGGCAACATAATCCACGCAGGGCAACACATTATGCACGAACATTTAGTAGCGTGTGCCAGACGTCCGGCAAGTGACGGCGGCTGGAGAATTGCCCGACGAGCTGCAACTAATCCAATTAGCGCGGCGGTGGCTTTAGTTATGGCAATCGGCCACGCTACTACCCCACAAGCCGAACCCGTGATAATGTCGGTGTGAACCCAACAGGTTCTCCGAGGTTCGCGGGTAGTGCTAATGAGGGATCAAGACTTCTGAACACTACCCGCGACACGGTGAAGCGCGGTGCAATTTGTTGCATAATTAGCAACTAAGCAAAATAAACCGCATACTAATAACATGGGTTTACTAGATGTATTTTCACTTACGTCACAAATCAACGCTGCCGAACAGCGCACGGTTACAGCTTCGGTTAATGTGTTACCTAGCCAAAATTTCCAGCCTTTATTTATGTCGCCATTTACGACACGTCAAGAAGCTATGGAAGTGCCAGCCGTTGCCCGTGCCCGCTCCATTATCTGCGGTACAGCGGCCAGCCTGCCCCTAAAGTCTTTTAACAAAATTTCAGGCGCGCAGATCGAGGGGCGCACGATCTTAACCCAGCCAGACCCAGCGCTACCTACCGCCGTCGTTATGTCATATACCTTTGATGACCTCTTATTTCACGACGTCGCCTACTGGCAGGTACTAGAAGTTTCACCGGAGGACGGACGCCCAACACGTGCCCGCCGTATTGACCCGCTACGGGTTAGTTACAACACCGACGGTTTAACGGGAATTGTTATTGACGGTTTTTATGTAGACGGCAACCTAGTGCCATTTAGCGGCGTCAATTCCCTAATTGTGTTTTACGGTTTAGGTACTGGCGGTATTTTGACACGTGCTGGACGTACCATAAAGACCGCGCTAGACCTTGAAAAGGCCGTAAGCCGTATGGCCGAAGAACCAGCGCCTGCCATGTATATCAAAAATAGCGGCGTGGACTTGCCAGCCGCGCAGGTTAGCAGCTTGTTAGCCAACTGGAAAGCGGCACGTGCCCAGCGCTCAACCGCTTACCTATCGGGCAACCTTGAAGTTGAAAGTTTTGGTTTTGACGCTACACAAATGGAACTTAGCGCCAACCGCATGAACACGGCCACCGAAATAGCCCGCCTTATGAACATTCCCGCATGGTATCTAAACGCCGAAAGCACTAGCAGCACCTACAGCAACACCTTGCAGGAACGCCGATCACTTATTGACCTATCCCTAATGCCATTCCTAGTAGCCGTTGAACAGCGCCTAAGCATGGACGACATTACCCCAATGACCCAACACGTAAGGTTCGAGGTCGAAGAATACCTACGCGGTACAGCCGTTGAGCGTATTGAAGTGACCGGACGAATGTTAGAGCTAGGACTAATTGACATAGACGAAGCCCGAGAAATGGAGGGGCTAGCCCCCCGAGGAAGTGAAACTAATGAAAATTAACTTTGACGGCAAAATACTAGCCGCAGACACCGAAACCCGCGTAATTCGTGGCATGGTCGTACCGTTTGGCAAGGTAGGCAACACTTCGGCAGGCGCGGTTTCTTTCGAGTTTGGCGCGTTTAACGAGATCAAGGCCGAGAACATTATCCTTAACCGCGAACACGTAACTACCAATGTCTTAGGGCGCGGTATTCCAGGCAGCGAAGAAGTTACCCCCGCAGGTATCAACATGGCTTTTAAGATCGCTCCGACCACCGCAGGAACAGATGCGCTTATCGAAGCCGCCGAGGGTTTGCGCCCTAGTTTCTCAATCGAAGCCAGCGCAGACGAATACACCATAGACAAGGGCGTAATGAAAATAAGCAAGGCAACACTAACCGCCGTTGCTCACGTAACAAACCCAGCATTTAAGGACGCCAACATTTTAGAAGTCGCCGCAACCGAGGACGACGAAACCCCAGAAACCCCCGAGGCAGCAGCTGAGGAAAACCAAGAGGAAACAACAATGGAAAACGAAACACCAGAAGTTGAAGCCGCAGAAGTAGAAGCCGTTACACCGGTTGTACAAGCTGCCGCTCCAATTCGCACCGCACCAAGAAGCCCAATCGTAGATAGCGCTTCATACCTAGAGCACACCATTAAGGCAGCTATGGGCAACCAAGACAGCGTTACCTATGTAAGAGCTGCGGACGAAAGTACCGCAACAAATACAGGCCTAACGCTTGCACCACACTTAACCGAATTTATTTCTAATACCATTTTCGGACGTCCAACAATTGACGCTATTTCAGGCGGCGCACTTCCAGCCTCCGGTATGAGCTTCACCTTGCCACGCCTAACACAAGCCCCTAGCGTGGCAGACGTAAACGAAGAACAGAACACATTTGGAACACCAATGACTTCTGACTTCCTAACCGTGAATGTTAATAAGTTTGCAGGCGCTTCTATCGTGTCCTACGAGCTCATTGACCGCTCAAATCCTGCCTTTCTTACCGAGCTTCTAAGAGAGCTAAGTTCGGCATATGCTAAGGCAACAGACCTTGCAGTAGTTTCTGCACTTCTATCTGGTGGAACAGACGCCACCGCAGTAGCAGGAACAGCATCAGGCCTACAGTCATTTATTGCAACCGAAAGCGCCGCAGCTTATTCAGGTTCAGGCAGCTTTGCCCGCAACCTTGTAGCGAACAGCACTAACTGGGCTGCAATCATGGGCTACCAAGATGACGCAGATCGTCCGCTATACATGGCAGCTGCACCGCAGAACGCTCCAGGCGCAGTAAACGGTACTTCAATCGTAGGAAACGTATTAGGCACTTCGCTATACGTAGATCCACACATTGGAGCAGGCGCAGACGAGGGCATGATCCTAGTCGCACCAGAAGCCGCAACATGGTACGAAAGCCCAGTACGTCAAGTACGTGCCGAAGCAATCGGAACTGGCCAGATCGAAATTAGCCTTTACGGTTACGGCGCAATTGCCCTTAAGAAGCCTTTGGGTATCCGCGTTTACCAGCAGAGCTAAGACGCCCATTTAATCGTGTGGGGGGTGCTGCCCTGTGCCCCCCACACACCCCAATAAGGAAAGGTTTAACTAATGCCGATTATTAACATCACCGAACTAAAAGCGGTACTTGGCATTGGCTCAATCTATCCAGATGCAGAAGTGCAGCAAGTGGCAGACGCCGCCGAAAGCATTATTTTAAGTTACCTAGACTTTAACCGCTCAAGCATTGTTAGCGTAAAGCTAGAAGATAACGTAGCTACTTACTACACCATTGAGCCACACGATTTCGTAGTAGGTTCGGCGCTAACGGTAACAGGCTGCGGAAATACCTTTAACGGTTCGCGTACAGTAACCGAACATAAGGCCGATTATTTTAAGGTAGCAATTACAGCTGCCGACGTAGTAGAAACACCCCAGCGCCCTTACGGTAGCGCGGTGCTAACTTCACAAGCGACACTTTATGACCAAGTTGATAGCGTCCGTGAGGCGTGTTTAGCCCTAGCGGTGGACATTTGGGAAACCCGCAAGGGAACTATGGGACAGCAAGGCGTAGATTTTGCCCCAGCACCTTACCGCCTAGGCCGCTCAATGCTTCAACGCATTATGGGACTTCTAGGTAAAGATGTAGACACCAATAGTTTGGTTGGGTAATGGCAAACCTAGTTACCCTACGCAACGACCTAGCAACCGCCCTAGGCGCTGCCGGTCGCGTAGTTTATTCATTCCCGCGTGAACAGATAACCCCGCCTGCATTAGTGCTAGTGCCTGGAAGCCCATACCTAAGCCCTGCCAGTATTGGCGGAGCAGGCAACCGCGTAAACGTACGCTTTGAAATTACCGCGATAGTTGGCGCAGCTGATAACCAAGCCGCGCTAGCCAACATAGAAGCCCTAATGCTAGATACCTTTGACGAACTACCTACGGGGACTTCGATTTTAGGCGGTTGGACACAGCCACAAATTCAGGAAGTTTCAGGGCAACAAATGCTTACTAGCTCACTTAACATAGAACTAGTAACAACCACATAACAACAAGGAAAGGGTTAGCCCAGAATGGCAACTTATATTACCGGTAGGGACTTAACCCTAACCATTGACGGCGACAGCTACGACGCGCAAGCCTCGACAGTAACGCTTACAGTAGAAAAGAACCAAGCCGTGCTAGAGGTACTATCTGGCCGCGCTTATAAGACAATTGACCAGACCGCTACTTTATCTGTAGAAATGTTTGCAGACTGGGGCGCAGCTGGTTCGGTTTGCGATCAACTTTGGGACAAGGCTAAGGCAAATCCAGATACCGCTATTAGCTTTAGCTTTGATGCAGACGGTTCGACTTTTACCGGCACTTGCTTCGCTAACTACCCAGTAGTAGGCGGCGGCGCAGTAGACGTATTGACCACCACAGTAGAACTAGTAGTAGACGAAGGCAGCGTAACCCGCTCCTAATTAGTAGAACAGGGCACTATAAATGAAAATGGAACTAGAGGTAACTTATACCAATGGTGAGAAGCTAGAACTTGTAGCAGTTGTACCGGACTTTATCGCATGGGAACGGCACAGCAAACGCAAGATGAGCGATCTCGCTAACGGTGTTGGCATGGAAGATTTAGCCTATTTGGCTTGGTCGGTGGCAAACCGAACTAGCAAGGTTAAACCTTTTGAGGGTTGGATAAATGAAGTCGAGCTTATAGAGCCGGTGGAAGCAGACCCAAAAGCCACGAAGTAGGAAGTCTGGCGCGGCTATTGTTAGAAATAGCAGTAGCCACCCAGATTAGCCCTACAGAATGGGAAACCCGAAGCCCCGAAGACATAATGACCGTGCTAGAAATTTTGGAAAGGAATAACAAAAGTGGCTAACGATACCGCGATTGAACCCGACCTTAACGAACTAGCTGCGCTTTACCGTGCTTTTAAGACAATGGATAAAGAAGCCAAAACAGAATTAAAAGACAAGGTAAGCGCTATTAGTGCCTGGACAGTTCCGCATATCCAACAGTCCTACAGCATGAACCCTTACCCGCGACAGGCAGAGCGAGCCCTACAAACCGCTAGAGCAGTTAAGCGCCGCGACCCAAGCGTGTTAGTCGGCGGTGCGCGTACTAAGTTTTCAGGCGGCGCGGTGTCCGGCAACATTATTTTTGGTTCGGAATTTGGAGCTAACCCCACAAGCATAGGCGGGCAATTCCCTAACGGTGGGCGGCGCTTTCCAATGCCTAACAAGGCAGGGTATGGCATTTTTAAGACCCTTAAAACATTACAGCCAGAAATTACTAGGCGCTGGAAGTCTGCCGTAGACGACGTGCTAGCCAACTGGAGCAAGGTTTAACCATGGCCGAAATTAGAACGCTTAACTTAAAGCTACTTGCCAACATTTCCGACTTTGTTAAGGGCATGGACGCGGCTACCAAGAAGTCGCAGGATTTTGCTAAAAAGGTAGACCGAGCAGGCAAGGCCGCAGGTCGCGCTTTCGTAGGTATTGCAGGCGGGGCTATCCTAGCGGCCAAGGGCTTGGAAGAAGCCGAAATAGCCAGCGCCAAACTAAACAACGTCCTTACAAGTATGGGCTTTGAAGACAGCGTTAAGCGCGTGGACGCCTACGCCGAAAGCCTACAAAACCTAACCGCCGTAGACGCCGACGTAATTAAGGCAACCCAAACTAAACTGGCAACTTTCGCCAATTTGACTAAGACCGTAGACACCGCAGGCGGGGCATTTGATCGCGCAACCGTAGCAGCTTTAGACCTTGCCGCGGCTGGGTTCGGTTCGGCAGAAACTAACGCCGTCCAACTTGGTAAAGCATTAGAAGACCCGATCAAGGGAATTACAGCCCTATCGCGCTCCGGTGTAACTTTCACGGCGCAAGAGAAAGAAAAGATTAAAGTCCTTGTTGAGAGCGGCGAATTACTAGAAGCCCAAAACATGGTACTTGGGGCTATTGAAAAGCAGGTAGGCGGAACAGCTGCCGCCAGCGCGTCGAGCTTTGACAAGATCAAACTAGCTTTAGACGGTGTAGCCGACGCCATTGGCACGGGCATACTTCCACTTATCGAACAATTGACCCCTAAGTTACAGGCCTTTAGCGCTTGGGCTGCAGAAAATTCTAAGTTACTTTCAACAGTAGTCTTAGTAGTAGGCGCATTAACAGGCGCACTTTACGCCCTAAGCCTTGTAATTAAAGCCGTAACTATTGTGCAAACCGTGTTTAATGCCGTAATGCTACTTAACCCAATTGGCTTAGTAGTCCTAGCCGTAGCTGCACTAGCCGCAGGTTTCGTATTGGCCTACAAAAAGATCGAGCCATTTAGGGACTTAGTGGACAGTATCTTCCAAGGAATTAAAAACATTGGCAGCGCTATAGCAGCTAGCAGATTTGGACAACTTCTAGGCAACATTGTTAGCAGCTTTGGAGGCGGTAGAGCTGCAGGCGGAACAGTAAGAGCTGGACAGGCTTACAGGGTTGGGGAATTTGGAGCAGAAACCTTTATACCCAATGGTGTTTCGGGGCGCATTGTGCCAAATGCCGGAGGCGGTGGCGGTAATACCTTTATTCTTAACGGCATTGTAGACGCCGAAAGTGCCCGCCGAACTATCGAACGGGTTATGCAAAATAGCACTTTACGAACAGGCGCGGTAAACCTTGCAGGTTCGCCACTATGACAAGCTACGAGCCATATCCAACCGTCGAAATAGACGGCGGTATCTTTTACCCAGATAACACGCTATCTAGCGTTAGAATTTCGTCCGGTCGTAAAGACGTACTAAACCAGCCAGAGCCAAGTTATGCCAGCATTGAACTATGGACAGACGCCAATAACCCGCTAGACGTCGAACTATCCGACAGCCTGACGGTATCCATTAACAAGGGCACTAGCGGGACACAGACGATCTTTACGGGCACTATTTCGGACATTAGTATTTCGCTACCCCAGTACGGCGACATAGGTTCTATAGCCCGCTATAACGTCACAGCCGTAGGAGCGCTAGCCCTACTTAACAAGCGCCTAGCAGGTACAGACGGCTACGCCAAGGAATTTGACGGCACACGGATACTTAACATTTTAACCGAAGCATTTGTAACCGAATGGGACGACCTAGACACAATTACGACTTGGGCAGGCCTGCCTAACGGCGTTACTTGGGCAAGTTACGACGCGGAAAGTATCGCGCTAGTAGACGATCTAACCGCAAACGTAGACGTGCCTGGACAATACGAACTAACCGCCTACGCAGCTGCGGAAGCCAACGCCTACGAGATCGCCAAGACCGCAGCCCAATCAGGGCGCGGGGTTTTATGGGAGGACGGGATAGGCGGGCTACATTACGACGACTACGCCAGCCGAGCCCTAGCCACACCATACGCGCTAACCGCAGACGACCTATTAGCCAACGGGCTAAGTAGCAATAGTCAATGGGGCGAAATTGTAAACGACGTAACAATAGTCTATAAAAACGGGCAAACAAAGAACGCCCAAGATCAACAAAGCAAGATTTTGTACGGGCAATTGGCGGCTAGTAAAACTACAACTTTAGAAAATGGCAGCGACGCCGAAGAACAAGCCGAAGCCTACCTTTACAGCCGTGCCTACCCACGTAATTACCCAGCCGTGTTTACCGTGCCCCTGCATAGTCCAACGGTTACGGACGCTACCCGCGACCAGTTAGCCGCCGTTTATTCCGGACTACGCATAAGCACTAACGAGCTACCCGCCGTATTTGGCGAAACTTTCGACGGGTTCGTAGAGGGTTGGGAATGGAACTTAACCCGCTACACCGCAGACCTATCCCTATTTGTGTCTGCCTATTCCGAAACTTACGAAAGCCAGATTTGGCTACAAGTGCCAAACACGACAACGTGGAATACCTACAATCCAGCGACAATATGGGAGAATGCTTAAATGGCTACTACGACAAATTACGGGTTTGAAATTCCCGACGATACAGACCTAGTTAAAGACGGCGCGCTAGCTATGCGCGACCTTGGGCAGGACGTAGACACTACCCTAGCAACCGCGTTAAATGCAAATGATTACGCAGGTTTGGTACTAGTCAAAAAACAAACTATTGGGACTGGTGTTTCAAGCGTTGAGGTGACTGGCGCATTTAGTGCAGCGTACGAAAACTACAAAATAATTATTAACGGTGGTGCTGGTAGTCAATCAGCAAGCCTACATTTGCAACTTGGCTCAACTGTCACGAATTACAAGTTTGCACAAGGTTACATGACTTATGCAGGTAGCGCACCCACCTCATACAGTTCAAGTACCGGACAAACGAAGTTTTTAGATTTAGGTAACATGAGTACAGCGACATTAAATTTAAGTGTTGAATTACAAAGCCCATTTTTAGCAAAACAAACAAGCATGACTAGTAACTCACCACAAACAAATTCTTTTATGGTTTTTGGTGGGGGTTCGCAAGAAAGTACAACATCTTTCACAGCGTTTACTATTTCAACTGGCGCAGGAACAATGACTGGTGGCACTATTTACGTTTACGGATATGGAGCAAGTTAAATGGAAAAGCCTTTAATTCAGATTGACGACGAAGTACGCGAAATGACAGATGAAGAATACGAAATTTATTTAGAAGATCAGGCAAGTTACACACCGCCAGCAGGTTTAGTAGAGGAAACGTAATGCCGTCACCAATCGCAGGCAAGACACCTAGTACGCCTTACAAGAAGCTAGGCAAGTGGTGGAGCAAGGGCTACCATACTGGCGTGGATTACGCCGTGCCAGTAGGTACAGACGTGCTAGCAGTAGCAGACGGCGTTATAGAAAACGCTACTTGGGGCAAGTCTTACGGTACGCAGCTAGTCCAGAAATTAGACGGCGGTTGGTTTATCTACGCTCACCTATCCCAAGCGCTTGTTAAGCCAGGCGATAAAGTCACGGCTGGGCAAGTTATTGCTAAGTCTGGAAATACAGGGAACAGTACCGGACCACATTTACACGTAGAGCTAAGAACCAAAGCCCATTGGAGCAGCGGCACAGACCTAGACCCTTACGAGCTAATCGGCACTAAAAAGGCAGGCGTAGTTAAAAAGGCTAAAGCCAAGGCAGTAGCGCCAGTAGTAAAAAAGAAAGTCAAGTAACCATAAATAACAGGGCGTAACCAATAGAAAAGGAAGCGCCCTAATGGATAAAACAAAGAACATTTTGCTAAGAATGGTTGCGGTATTCGCAGCTTCTAGCCTTTCGGTAGTTGGAGCTTCTGCCGTTGCAGGTGTAGAGCCAGCGAAAGCAATTATGATTGCAGGTATTGGCGGCGTGGCCGTGGTGATCGAGGGACTAGCCCGCGCATTTCTAAAAGACGGCAAACTAGACGACGCCGAAGTAAACGACATTTTTACACAGGTAGACAAGAGCTACGATAAAAAGTGAAGAAGCGCCTAACGGCTATCGTTGGCGTTAGTGTCTTAGTGTTTGCTTTACCCGTAAGCGCCGAAACTACAGCGCCCTACGTAGTCGCCAAGTCCAAGGTTTCTGGACTGTGTAAAAACACGGATACCCAGACCTACAAGCCTTACAAGTGGACGACCTTTAACGGTTGCGACCCTTACGACCTAGGCGGAGATCGCTCCCTATTCTTCGCGCAGCTGCACTTAACCTGCACCAAGCCGCCGAAGTATGTAAAGGTACGTTTTGCCCGACTATTGCCAAACGGTAAGCGCGATACGACGGGTACTACTACTTGGGTATTGGGCAAGGGAACGCCAAAGACATGGCAGGGTACGACCTATTGGGAAATGAAAACCAAGCACCCAATCGTGGCGCAGTTTAAGGTTGGCGGGGGCAAGTGCCATAGCCCAGAGCGTCAAGTTAAGTATTGGACGCCATGAGCAAGAAAACCGCGATTATAGCCCTAATCATTGGCGCATTTATGTTAGTGCAACCTATACCAGCTTTCGCAGCTGCCGCGTTTACTTCGATCACTTGCGCCGACCCAGAGGGCAACCAAGTACCCCGCGAAATTGGCTGGGATAATAGCAACCTATATTTTAACGGTAAAGGCGACATACCTAGGCTTTATTGCGAGGGTGGACACGCGGGTATTTATACGACTTACATTAGCGACACGTTAGAACCTGATAGCCCGTTACGTTGGTATAACGGCATAGCCCCGACCCCGACATCTACGCCAGAGCCGACAGTAGAACCAACCCCCGAACCTAGCGCCAGTACCGAACCCACGTTAGAACCCAGTACAGAGCCGACACAAAACCCAGAGCCCGAAGTAACGCCAACGCTTGAGCCAACACCAACACCTACGCCAGAAGCTAC